GGTGGAGCAAGCTTGCCGATCGAAGTAGACCGGGCACTCTGCAAGGCAATGGCGGAACTGTACGCCGATCCGCTCGCCTTTGTGGAGTTGGCCTTTCCGTGGGGCAAGCCTGGACCGCTGCAAGACGAGAGCGGCCCGGACGCCAACCAGGCCGAGTTCCTGCGCAGCCTGGCGGATGAAGTGCGGTCGCGGCGGTTCAATGGACGCGATCCGGTACTGCCCGTGTTGATGGCCGAGACGTCCGGCCACGGCACGGGCAAGTCTGCGATGGGGGCCTGGATCACCTGGTGGATACTGAGCACCAGGCCTTCGAGCAGAGGCACAGTGACGGCCGGCACGTATGCGCAGCTTGATGCGCGGACGTGGGCGGCAATCCAGTGGTGGGGCAAGCTCTGCGTTACCGCGGGGTGGTTCGACATCCAGGCGCACGGGATCTACAGCCGGGAGGACCCGGACTCATGGAACTGCGTGGCGCAGACGTGCAAGGAAGAGAACGCGCAGAGCTTCGCGGGACAGCACGCGCGGAGTTCGACATCCTGGTACCTGTTCGATGAAGCGAGCGAGGTGCCGAACAAGATATGGGAGACGGCCAGCGGAGGACTGACGGACGGGGAGCCGATGTTTTTCGCGTGGGGGCAGTGTGTTAGAAACACGGGGGCATTTTATGAAGTCTGCTTTGGCAGCCAGCAAGCGCGGTGGAACACCAGAAGGGTTGACAGCCGCACAAGCAAGTTTACAAACAAGCAGCTTATCAAGCAGTGGGCTGCCGATTACGGGGAAGAGTCGGATTACTTCAGGGTCCGCGTGTTGGGGATGGCCCCTTCCGCTTCTGAGTTGCAGTACATCGACAGATCGAGGGTCGATGCAGCCCGGAGACGGACTCTTCGAGACAATCTTCAAGACCCTCTGATCGCCGGATTCGACGTAAGCGGAGGCGGCAAGGCGTGGAACGTAATCCGGTTTCGCCGCGGGCTGAATATGGCAACTAAGCCGGCTATCCGGATACCGGGGGAACAGGACCCAGATCGGACGCGGCGCATAGGGATCTGCGCAGAGTTGCTGCGCGACCAGCGCCCGGACAGCCGGATCGCGGCGATGTTCGTGGATACGGCCTTCGGCGCTCCGATTGTGCAGAGCTTGCGCTCGATGGGGTTCGAGAACGTGTACGAAGTGGCGTTCGGGGGGGAGTCGCCCGACCCGCATTGTGCGAATCTGCGCGCGTTCATGTACTCGAAGCTGAAGGACGCCTTGCTCCAGGGCTCCATCCCGGATGACGAGAGCCTGTGCCAGCAGTTGTGCTTGCCTGGCTACCACATTAAGCTGTCGGGAAGTAAACTAGTTATCGAGAGCAAGGCAGATATCCAAGCGCGGGGCGAAAAGTCGCCCGATGACGCCGATGCGCTTGCTTTGACGTTCGCGCGGGCGGTCCCGCAACAGATTCAGGAGTGGCAGGACGCGCCCCGGTACGTCTACGGGGCCGACGGGTGGATGGGATGACGTTGACATTGCGCGGGCTGTGGTCTAAACTCTGGAATCAGGAAGAAATGTCCGATAATTTGACGGCTCAGACGCCTTTGCGGGACGCAGCGAACTTCGAGGAGTACAAGTCGCTGAAAAACGCACCGTCACCGACCGACGTTAAACCAGCGCCGGCGTCCGAACCGAAAACTCCCTCCGTGCCACCGGCCAAACCGGCGGGCGAAAGCGCCGCAGCCCCGGAAGCTGCTGTAACTCAGGACCCCGAAGGGACTCCTCCACCCCGGACGGATGCGGAGCGCCGCATTCGCCAGCTGGCCGCCGATAAGAAGCGGCTGGAAGCGGAACTGGAGGAATTGAGGAAGCCAAAACCGGCAGCGGCAGCGCCGCCGGCAGCAGTGGAACAGCCGAAGCCGGCCGCCGAACAGCCCGCGACTGAAGATCCGAAACCGACCCGCAAAGAGACGATTGCACGGCTCGCGCAGGAACACCCTACCGAGTCGTATGAGCAACTCCTGGACCGGTTCGACGATCTGAAGGGCGAATGGGACCAGCGGCAGAAGACACGCGAAACCCAAGAGCGGCAGCGTAAAGATCAGGCGGAAGTGTGGCAGCGAACGCTGTCACAGGTCCGATCCGAAGTCCCTGATTTTGACGCCAAAGTATTCCAGAATCCGGCGCTGTTGATGCGGCCGGAAGCCTGGAGATTCGCCGCGGCAATGGGAGCCAACGGTTTGCGGGCAATTCACGAGATCGGCAGCGATCTTGCGGAATGCGCGCGAATCGCCGCGCTTGAAGGCCACGAGCAGATTCAGGCCGTGGCAATCCACTGCAATTCCCTCACATCCCAGAAAGGCCCCGAGCAACCGCAACCCGCACCGGTACGTCCTGTGCTGGTTTCCCGTGCTCCGGCGCCGCCCCGCAGTTTGGGCGGGATCTCTCCTGGGGAGCCTACAGCCCCCACGAATTACGACGAGTATCGAAACCAAAAGCGCAAGGCGTAGCGGTCCACCCGTGTTTCACACGAAACACAGGAGGGCCACACATGGCCAATCAGCTTTTGACGCGCCAGGAAATTACTTGGGACTCCCTGGAAATCCTGGAGAACAGACTCGTTATCGTTCCGAACTTCTATCGGGACCTCGATAAGGAATTTGGCAAAAAAGGCGGCAAGATCGGCGACACGATCTTTGTCCGCAAACCGCCCCGCTTCATCGGACGCGACGGCCAGGCATACTCTCCGGAGGGTCTGACCGATACCGAAGTGCCCATCACGATCAACCAGCAATCGGGTGTAGACTTCGAGTTTTCGAGCGCCGAAAAGTACCTTTCGCTGGACGATTTCCGCCGGCGCTACTTGGAACCGGCGATGATCTCGCTCTCAAACAAACTCGATTACCGCTGCGCCAGCATGGCGGTGCTCAATACCGCCAACTTTGTAGGTTCGGTCGGAACGACCCCCGGACTGAGCGGCTCGGATGCGTTCAACACCTACGCGAACGCGCGCCAACTGCTGTTCCAAATGGGATTCGACCCAAAGGGCGGTGAATGGTCGCTGGCCATCAACGCGCTGGCAGAGCGCGGCTGGCTGGACTACACCAAGCAGTTCTACAACCCGGCCGATAGCCTGTCAAAGCAGTGGAAAACCGGCCAGGTGAACAACGCTCTCGGGCTGAAATGGTTCGTCGATGAGAACATCAATGCGCAAACCATCGGCGCGCTGAATAACACGGCCTATGGCCCCTACCTGCCCGAAGTGACCGGAGCCAACCAGACTGGAACCTCCATCAACACGAAGGGCTGGCTGGGCGGTGCCTCGACCGGCATTGCCAACGTGCTGCTGCCGGGAGACGTGATCTCCTTTGCGGGCGTCTACGCAGTGAACCCGCAGAGCCGCCAGTCCACCGGCGTCTTGCAGCAGTTCGTAGTGCAGGCCGCAGTGACCTCGGCAAACAACGCGACCGCTACCGCGACCATCTCGATTCTGCCCGCCATTGTTCCGAGCGGCCAGTTCCAGAATGTGAGCGCCTCGCCAGCCGATGGGGCGCTGATCTCGGTCTATGGCACCGCGGCGTCCGGACAGGGCGCTCTCGGCGGCCTGACCACGTTGCAAGGTCTGCTGTGGGACAAAGAAGCCTATGCGTTTACGTCCTTCCCGGGCGACGTACCCGAGGGCGTGGATATGGGCTATGAGGACCGCAGCAAGGAAATCGGCGTCTCGTTGCGTTTCGTCCGCATCTTCGACGGATACCGCGACCAGTGGGTGAACCGGTTCGATGTCTATTACGGCATCGCGCCGTTATATATGGAAGGAGGCGTCCGAATCTCTCTCAGCTAACCGCTGGGATGCTATAACGGAGAAAAGCCATGAAAAACATCAATCGAACCATCCAATTCGCCGCGGCGCTGCTGTTTTGCGCCGCGCTCGCATTCGGGCAGGCCACCACCACCAGCACCACGCTTTCCGCCGTCGTGAACGCGCCCTCGCCGAACTCGGCCGGCACCCTGCAGTGGTGTTTGGCCAGCGCCACGGGCGTTACGCTGCCGTCATTGTCCGGTGGAACTCTCGGCTCGTATCTCGCTGTAGATCAAGAGATTGCGCAGGTGTTGAGTCAGGGAGTAACCTCGACGTGCTTCAACGTCAAACGTGCCCAGTTGGGAACCAACGGCCAGTACAGCCACGCATCCGGCGCGACGGTATGGGTCGGGACTTCCGCGGTAGCGTCCGGCGACTCCAGCCACCCGTATTCCCCCGGCGCGTTCATCGACGAAACGCCTAAGGGGCCCTGCGTGGCCGCCAACCTCTACACCCTGCCGCTGATCGCCTCCGGAGGTCAGACCGGCCGGGGCTCGGTGCAATTGATAACGTGCGCCAGTAGCGTCTGGTCGGCTTGGGATCTCGGTTCCAGCCATACCTGGATCGGGCAATGCACTCTCGGCACTTCCTGTTCGGTGACGTTGCCCTTAGCCTATACCAGTTCCTCCAGCTACCAGTGCTCGGCGACCGATGTGAGCGGCGTATATGCCACCTCGGTCGCCTATTCAAGTGCGTCGGCAGTGGCCTTTACCGGCCATGGCACCGACGTCATCTCGTATATTTGCGTGGGAACCTAACCCACGCTAAGATGTGTTCGTGTGCGGGGCGGCAAATCTCGGGGGAGGTGGCTGCCCCAATTTTGAGAGGAAAACTACATGCCCGATATGACGCAAGCAGTACCCGGACTCCTGGCGCAGGTGCATCCGGCCCACACGCACAGCCATGACATCATGGCTTATGTCACCGAATTGGAATACCGCGTGTCCCTTTTGGAACAGGCCATCGTAAAGATCGTGGGCGGCGGACAACAGAAGTTCAACGAACAGCCCGATCAAGCGCCCTACCCGTTCCCCGAAGGCGACGGCCTGGGCGGAATCGACCCGGTACGAACCGACGACTACGGCCAAAAGACGGCCAATCCCGATACAACGCAGAAAGGTTACGGCGACCCACAAAAGTTGCACGCCGAGAACTTCCCCGGCCAGCAAGGATACGGCGTCCCGCAAACGAACGAGGGAGCCCCAGGCCGGCAACAGGACGCGCGCACAGCTTTCGGCGGCCAGATCACGCATGACGTCCAAAACGATCCAGCGCATCCGACCGACGTTCGGCGCGCACCGAGAGAGGGAGCCTAAGTGTCCTTCCGCCCCGAAGATTACGGCGGCCAGCAAACGCTGAACACCGAGGGCGTACAAGCCCTGCTGCGCGACATCCGCGCCACGGCCGGCCGCAAGAATCCGGAGGTGCGTGGAATCAACATCCACAACCAGATTCTCGCCAAGAACAACGGATTCCCGAAGTTCCTGTATCCGCCGGCCGATTCCAATAACGAGCCGGTTTTCGTGCTCAAGCAGGAAGAAGAGGATGCGCTTGTGGCCCGCGGATACACCCGCGAGTACACGCACCGGGAATTTCCGAAGGCCATCTACCGGCGCAACATGCACCCCAAGTTCGCCGGGTTGCTCGATGACGGAACTCCGGACCCTGCCGTCACTCCCTACGTGGAAACACGCATCGTGAAGGATGAGAAAATCCTGGCGGCGCTGATGAAGGCCGCTCCCGGCAAGGAAACAGGACCATGGGTTTCCAGTGTTTCAAAGCTTGAGCCTCTGCCCGAAGACGCCGAAGACCCGGCGCTGGTAGTGGCGCGCTTGCAGGGGCAACTGGACGAGGCGCAACGCAAGGCCGACCGCGCCAAGGGGTAAACCGTGGCGAGTATCACTCTGACGCAGGTCGCGCAGTTCGCGGCGCTGGAACTGGGCGTGCTGGACTCCGGCGAGGGGCTGTCCGCGCAGCAACTCGCCGATTTTCTTTACAGCATCAATGCGGCCATCGACAACCGCTCCAGCGAACAGGCAGAGGTGCTGTCCGTCCTGATTGCGACATTTGTGCTCACCGCGGCACAGCAATCGTATACCATCGGCACCGGCCAGAACTTCAATACCGCGCGCCCGGTGGCGATCACTGCGGCTCAGCACATCCTGACCGTTAGCGCGCATCCCTACGAGACTCCCATCGAGGTTCAGCACGCTCGCCAGTGGGCAGCCAACATGGACCGGGGCAGTAGTTCGCTCGTGGTGCGCAAGCTGTTCTATGACCGCCAGTTCCCGACCGGCAACGTTTACCTCTCACCGATCCCCCTTACAGCCAGTTCTATCGAATTGACGATGTGGCAGCCTCTCGGCCAGTTCGCGGACGCCACAACGCCGCTCACCGTTCCGCCTGGCTACAGCGATTGGTACAACCTGCTCGGCTGCATCTGCATGGCACCCCAGTTTGAGATGGCGGTACCGGCCAGCGTTACCGCCCGGTACGAGGATGAAATCGGGCGCATTCGCAACCTCAACGCGCAACTGCTTGGGCAGGCGCCGCCGGCCGGACAGACTAGCGCTGTGGAGACCCCTGGAACGCCTCCGGTGGTGGGTCAATGATATGAGCGGAATCACTTTTACGCAAATAGCCTATCTGTCCATGCGGGACTTAGGCGTACTGCGCCCGGCGCAGGTCGGTTCGCCTGACGTACTTACCGATATGCTTGCAGCATGCAATTACATGCTCGACAGTTACAAGCTGAACCGATTCCTAGTCCTCGATCAAAGCGTGGCAACGTATGCGTTGACCGCCAATACCCAATCTTTCACAATCGGCGCTGGTGCGACGCTCGACGGCCCGCGCCCAACATCCATTGAGAAGGCCAATGTAATTGTTACTCTGGGTGGGAATCTCGTGCGGCAACAGTTAGAGCTTATAGATTTCAAGAGGTGGAGTGAGATCAATCTTCAGCAGGTAACTCCCAGCCTGCCGCAGAAATTGTATTACCAGAAGACAATCACCGGGGCTGGGTACGGTACGATCTTCATCTGGCCGCAAGCAGATGTGGCCTACGGCCTGGAACTTTATACCTGGGACCAGTCTTCCTGGAGCGGGTTTGCGGACTTGACGACCGCCTATGTCTTTCCTCCAGGGTTCGCGGAGATGATTCAAAAGAATCTGGCGGTGCGCACCTATCCCATGCTGCGCGTTTACCTCAAGATTCCGATGGAGCCGCTCGCATTCGGGGAACTGAAGTCTCTTGGGGAGCAACTGCGCATACAAATGCAGCAGTACAACGCCCCGGAAACCACCATCGCTCCAGACCGCACTGAGCCTGCCGGACAAATGATCGAGGCTGATCGTGAAGCTCCCCAGGTGAGACAGTGAGCGTTACGTTCAGCCAGATCGCTTACTTAGCGCTCCGCGACTTAGGAGACCTGAATCCGACAGAAACGGCGGCCGGTTCCATGCTGGGAGACATGCTCCTTGCCTGCAATAACATGATGGACTCGTGGAAGCTGGATCGCCTTATGGTCTTGCGCCAGCTTCAGAGCATTTACGCGCTGCAAACCAACGTTCAGGAGTACCGGATCGGACCTGGGCAGATCGGCTCAGGAACCGATCCCGTTACGGGGAATCAATGGAACGGAATCAACGCAGTTCGGCCAACGTACATCGAGACCGCGAATATCATTTTGAACAACTTTTCGCCCGTCGTGCGGCAACCGCTGGCGCTCATCGACTTCGAACGATGGGCCGATATCCGCGTGCAACAAATCCCTGGTTCTATCCCCCAGGCGTTGTACTACGACCGCGGATTCGACCAGATCTCCGGCTACGGCACGTTGAACCTCTGGCCCGGCCCACTACTGAATTACGGTCTGGAACTGTACACCTGGGACCAAACCCTGTGGAACGGCTTTGTGGACTTGATTACGCCCTATATCTTCCCGCCCGGCTATGTGGAGATGATTCAAAAGCAGTTGGCCGTCCGCTGCCGGCCGCTAGTGGAACTGGCGGGGCTCCGCATATCGCCCGAGAACTGGTCTGGACTGAAGATTCTGGCTGCCACGCTGAAGCTTGATATGGAGCAGTACAACGCGCCCACGCCGCTGCTTTCCTGTGA